TTTTTAGGACATTTTCTATGCAAGTAATAGTATTATTATGCCGTTCTTGTGCCCAGTCTGGATAAACGTTAGCATCCTGGAAACCGGTATAGTTGTCAAAAAGGAGTATGTTTTTTGTAGGGGGAACTCCATACCCACAAAAAACATACCCCCACTGGCTTTTTACGTCGTCTGGGAGAAGCGCATACATTTGTTTAGGCATTTGTTCAGTCTGTCTACGAGTATCAGTGATAAAAGTATTCCAACCGGTGATAGTTGGTGTTGGTGTTGGTGTTGGCGTTGGTGTTGGCGTTGGTGTTGGTGTTGGCGTTGGCGTTGGTGTTGGCGTTGGTGCATAGGTGCAAGATGCGATACACAAAAATGCAACAATCGATTTCATAAGAGTCTCCTACACAAATGACACACAAAAAAAGGCGGTGGAAAGGATCACCGCCCGTAGTGTACTGCTCTAACCTGGAGAGAACGCAGAATACACTGTCAGCGCCCCGCCTGCAATACTGAGCGCGCCCTTGGCCACCTGAAGCCACTTGTCGCCGATTCCCGGAAGCGAGCTCAACACCATGTCGCGGATCTCCACAAGCTCCGAATCACTTAGGTCGCTGAGTTCAGCGGGGATCTGATTCGCGCCCATGATCGCGGTAGGCAACTCAAGCACCGCGCCAAAAAAATTTGATGCGTCGGCCAAAGTGATCTTTCCATCGTCTTTCAACGACTGGAAAACTCCCGCGCCCACTGCCATACCAAATTTGATTGCCTCTTTCGTTTCCTTGATATCCATTGCGTACTCCTTAGTTTGCCTCAGTGAGGCTGGTTTCGTTCCGTCTCGCGCAGTCTTTCGTTGATCCTAGCATGTTCCTCGCGAAGTTTTGCGGCTTCAGCCGCCTGGGAGTCCACGCGCCCCATCTGCGCCTCGATCGCGCGCTTCCATTCCGCCCGTTTCTCGATGTCAGAAAAGATTAAATCTGCTACCTTGAGCAAAACTGGTCCAATCAATTGCCACATAATCACTCCTTTTCGAGCGTTGTGTATCCGCGAGTTGTTAACCTGTGCCTGGCCTTGGTCGCCACACTAGAGAACCCGTACGCGCACAGTCCTTCGCCAACTGCGTAGGTGTATGCGTTGCCGTCTGCTGTGAGCAACGGACATCCCGCCCCCGGCATTGCAATCGTTCGCTCGTTGAACACAATGCGCTGTACCAGCCCGGCTCGCGCCTGGCAGAACGTTGCTCCCTTGAGCGAATCGACATTAATACCGTTGCACTGGCTTTTGCCTGGCAACGTTTCGTTGCTCGTAAAATCGATAACGGCGTGGAGCGCATTGCCCTGTTGGGTGATCGCCGTCCACGTCATCAGGCACGAATCCCAGTTTTCGAGAAAAATCGCCGGTACCCACCGATACTCGAAACTTGCACTCGGCTTCAGCCAAACTTCCTCGCGGTGGCACGTAGTCATTGACAGAACTGCCGTCTTCTCTGGTAGCCGCAAACGAATCTTTTGACCGCTGCTCACTCGTTGAAGTATCGCAGTCCCAACATATGAAACACCGTCAACATCGAACGGCAAAGAAGCGCGCACAATGCCTTTTCCGTTAGATCCTGAAGACTCGCTGCTTCCGCTCAGGCAACCGCTCACGCTCGACGGCAGCAAGAGCGCTACGCTCGTGAGCACGCAATTCCTCGTCTTCGAGCTGGGCGGCTTTCGAGTCGTCGTTTGCTTTCGGAATACGCTTTTGATACTTTTCACGTCGCTCGCTCCTTGGCGGAAAAGCCGCGCTAGCTGAGTTGTTTTGGTTAGCCCGCTGAGAAGTGAGCCTCGCTTTGATTGCGAAACCCACACCGATCGCAGCGAGAAGCACATTCGCAGAAAGAAAAACACTTTCCGAAATGCCTATCGTAAACCCCTCCATTTTTCAGCTCCAATCGAGTACAAAGTTGCGTCAACATACCGGCCATTTTTGAAATAAAAGTCTTTGCGAACACCTTCTTTTTCCATGCCGATTTTCTCGAAAATGTTAGCAGCGTGGTTGAAGGAGAACACTTCACCCCATATCCGGTTCAGGTTCAACACGTCAAAACCGTGGTCAAACAGCAAAGTCAATCCCGGAACAGAGTGCCCACGTCGTTGGAATTCTGGCGCGATATAGAACGAGAATTCCGCGCGTCTTGCTGTGGTATCGATTGAAGTGAAACCGCATATTCCAATCGCAGTCCCGTTATAATTCAGAACGTACATGCGTTGACTTGAGTCTATTTCCATGCGGTTCATGTAATGGCAATGGTCGGCGGGCGTGATAAAGTCGAGCTGGCGACAGTATTTTCTTACGGAATCGCTGTTCCTCCATCGCAGCATTTTGTCAGCCGTTTCCTCGTCAAACATCCGCGAAAGTTCGTATTTCTTATAGGAAGTCATTTTTCCCTCGCTTTCGCTGCAAATGGCGATGATGGAAGTTCGCCTTTGAGCGGTATGTTCCGTGTTTTCATTCTCCGAACTACGTCATGCACCACGTCCCACACCAACACACTGTACGTTGCATGTGCGTAATTGTAGAAAAACGAAGGCCCAAAAAGCACACCACCTAGACAACATTCTTGCCAGAAAAGCGCCTTGCTTACCTCGTTTCCGACGAACGCCCCTCGAGTACCGTAACCGTCGATTCTAACGTCGAACTCGGCAAGCAGCTCATTCAGTTTTGCACAGAAACGTTGCGCTTCTTCGACTAGTTCAGTCACCGCATTCGGTTCTTTTAGGCATATTTCAGCTATTCGCTGCGCAACGCACAGACTTGCGACTTCACCGCAATACGTACCAGACACGAAATACCGTACGTCATCCATTATCTCTGCTTTGCCGCCAACCGCTGCCAGCGGCATCCCGTTCGCCATTGCCTTGCCAATCAGGATCAGATCTGGGGTCACGTTGCTAGCGCGGGAAACGCTCCACTGCGGAAATCGATACCCGGTAATTATCTCGTCAAATATCAGCAGAACTCCATGCTCTGTGCACCTTTTTCGCAGCTCTTGCAGGTACTGCATTCGGTACTCGCTTGCATCAAGTTGCACGGGTTCAACGATGATCGCCGCAACGCTGTCGTCGATGTGGTCGAGGCCACCCATTCGCCATATTCCAAGCGACGCTGAATCCCCACAACCGTGTGCCGGTGGCACCAAACTAGCGAACGTTTCATGCCAGCCGTGGTACCCTTCTGACCAGATCCTGTACCGACCGGTTACCGCTCGCGCGATTTTGATAGCTGCTGAGCAAGCTTCTGAACCTGTTTTTACAAACTTCCAACGGTCTACCCAGTGGAACATCTCTTTCAATATTTCCGCGGTTGCCACTTCGTGAATCGTTGGCAACGAGTGACTCGCACCCATCTCCGCTGCCACCGCTAGCGGCAACGCTAACTTTGGGTGGCCGTAACCAAAAAGATTGGAGCCCAGCCCGCAGATAAAATCGACGTACGTTTTCCCGCGTTCGTCACGCACTTCTGCACCTTTGGCAGCGACAATGTGCGTCGGGTAAACGCCTTTGATAAGCGACTCTGGGCGTTTCGAGTTGGTCAACGCCCCTTGAGCAATGCAGTGTTTCGCACGGTCATACAGTGAAATACTCATATAAATCCCCTCAAAAACGATGAACGTTATACTCACCAAAATACTCGAGCGCGGTATCAACTTTTGTGCGTACTTTTGCCCACTCGTTGCGCACTTTTTCCAAGTCGTCAGTGGTGTCTACCGAGATCTTGATGTCTGCCAAATCGTAGAATCCAATCGTCACCCCGTGCCGAATCCACGGCGGCGGGTCAGTTCTGGCTTTCAACGTGACGTGCTCTTTTTCTTCCGGTGTCTGCGCATTTTGTCCCAGCCATTCAAGCATTCTCGAGCTGATAACCTCGCAGTCCCACCCGTCCGGTGACGTGCGAAATCGTGGGTCTACGTTGGACACATAATCGTATTCGTTCATCACAGCTAACGTTATGTGCTTTGAGATTATGTATGGAGGCAACATTGGACAATCAGATGTCACGCGACAAACGTAATCTGCACGCAGTTCTTTCTGAGCTTGCACGTATCGCGCAAGAACGTCTTGCTCTGAACCTGCAAAAATCGGTACGCAGTTGGTCCACCGCTTGATAATCGGGTCGTTGTGCGGCACTACCATCGCCACAAGTGCAGTAGCGCGCTTATTCATGTTTATCTTGTTGATGTATTCGGCACTCGCCTTGCAGTTATCTATCACGCATTTCAGCATTGGCCGTGTGCCGACGCTCTCGAGAATCTTGTTCGGGAAACGTGTGCTGGTTGAGCGCGCTTGAATGATTATCGCGACAATTGACATGCTGCCATTTCCTCCGCTTTTCGGTGTATATCAATGAGCCACGATTGGTAATTTTGATGGCTGTTTTCCTTTCGAAAGAACTTTGGAGGGTTATGCTCAATCCAATTTTGGACATGTTCGCAATAGGCGATATCCATCGCCGCCCCAGCTGTCAGCTCAATACCGTTGATCATGCACTGCCAGATTGGACTCGATTCACTCAGCGAAACCGGGCACTGTGACAAAGCGATTATCTGCAAACAGTCCCATACCAAACCATCATTGCCATGACGAAAATAGTCGTAATAGGAACGCACCGACGCATTCCGCAAAAGTGAATCCATTCTTCTCAGCATTCGCTCATCAAATAGTTCGACGTACTGCAACACCATTTGCAAATCTATTAGCGATTGATCAGCGTAATTCAACATTTCTCGAACAGTTTGTGAGCTTTTTGCCAGTGGCTTCTCGCAAAGAACTCTTGAACCAATAGGTAATCCTTGAAGAACGTCGAAGTGTATGTCCGTAGACGTGCAGATAATGAAGTTCCTACAATCGAAATCTATTGCCCCTTTGTCGAGATCGACGTGGTCGCCGCTGTCGCAACCGAACTTGCGAAGTATCGCTTGATAGCGCGTTCCCATTGAACCATTCGCACCGATAATCTGTATTTTCGTGTTTGTCATCGTCTCGTCCTCGGAGAACGCAAAATCACGTTCGTTGGGCATACCCGTTCAACTCGAACCAGCGCGTGGCCTTGCAGCAAGTCCGCCATTAGATCAGTCACGTCATATGTTTCTTGCAGGATCTTTCGAGGTCGCTTTTTCAAGCGGTAGACGAGGTAGATATTCGCGAACAGGCTGAGCAACAGCCCAGCCGACAAAGCATCAATCAGTTGTAATTCCATAGTCTGTCATTTGCCTTTCTTTCCCTTGTCCTTGCCTTTGCCCTTGCATCCCATGTTACTTCTCCTTGGAGGGATCTAACACCTGCCTAAGAGCCCAATAAACGCCGTTCGCAAACATTTTTTCGGCTCGCTTCAAAATCTTGCTGGCTAGTTCAACGTTGACTTCAATAGTTGGCTCCTCGCACCGAAAACACCGGTGCGCAAAGTCACCAAAAGCCACCTTCTCAGTTCCCGAGAGCTGCTGATCTTCCTGCAACGGGTTCAGACAAGCTGAAATGATCAGATCTTTGTGCGTAAGATCCTTTTCGCCGTTGCGAATACATTCACCATTTGGAAGTATTGCGGATTCATTCAATCTTTCGATAATCATAAAATCACCTCGTTTTGGAGAGTTGAAACACTAACGCAACAAAGCTAGCACGGTAACGGCCGTTTGCACAACAGACAACAAGAGAACCAGGTAGAAGAAACGCCCAGCTCTGGCAGTCCCAGCAAGCGAGTGAGCTTGCGCTAGCTCCGCTTTTGACTCGCTGACCCTGCGAGCACCGCAGTTTGAACAAATTGAATGAACGTCATCTACACGCTGAATAGTGTGATCAAGTCGCTCAATTATCGTGCCTTGAGTGCTTTGCACCTGGAGCAATGCACCCAAGACTTGATCAAGTACGCTCATCACTCAAAACCAGCATCAGAAAAAAATGCACTAGTCAATTTTACTCGTTGCTGGATGAAACCGAGCAGGTCTGCTAGTTGTTGACCGCCGAAAGGAAAGTTGGCTGCATCCAACGCGATATATTTCGTTTCTTGCGGTGCTTTTCCAGAAACAAACGCCCCTTTGTTTTTGTAAAGAGCAATTTGAACCACCGATATCTTCTTGATAGGGTCGATGTTAATTGCTATACATTCCCAGTACTCTGCATTGTCGCCGTATGGATTTTCTACACCTTTTCTAAACATATAAACCTCAGTTATTATTCTTTGTAAGCCTCTTCAATTGTCCGCAATCGTTTTTCGATACTCTGTACTATCGCATGTTCTTCTTGTAATGCTTTGGCTACTTTAAGCGCCACAAGAGAGTATTGCACTTGGTAAGTGTCCTCTTCTGTATTGTATGTAACCAAACCAGGAGATACTTCTAAAACTTCTTGCGCAATTAGTCCCATATGCAACGCACAACTAGGGTTAATGAATGCATCAGACTTGAACCTATACTTTCTCCACCGCAATGCTAAAACATCATCAAGTTGTGGAGTTGCGTCCACTACGTCTTGTTTTAACCTTATATCGGATATTGCTCCATACGAGTTGTCGTGATTAACAATATCCCCATCAGAGTATATGATACACCTTCCTGTTGTATTGTCACTACATGATAAAAATCGTTGAGTATTGTTATCGGGCGAAGCGCTTAAAAACTGAATTAATATTCCATTAGGCGTAGAGTTTCCGTTGTTATCCATTTGCACAATGTAGTTACCGTTTCCGTTTACCTGAAGATAATGTGGTGCACTAACTGAAGTATTCCCTAAAACCCATTGACCTCCACCAGTAATACTTCCGACTGAACCACCATAGTTGTCGCTGACAAAATAGAATCTCCCTCCGCTTCCGTGCAACCATTCAATGGCTGAATAACTATCAGCAGCCGTCGTATCGTAAGATGCGCGTAGATCTACCACGCAAGCGCCATTCCCGGCCGCGCAACGAATGCGGGCGCCAGTCCCATCAGCAGTCGATGAATTCGTTAGTTTCCACCAAACAAAATTCCCTCCTGTAGCCGTATTGGACTGCGTTGTATAAAAAGCCACAAAATCAGCAGCGGAAGAAGCTGCACCAGCAGAAATTGAACCCGCATCAGAAACGATCAATATTCCATTGTTGATGTCAATTGATGTGCTGGCATAAACAATTTTCTTTGCGCCAGCCGTACCGCCATTGACCTGCAAACCAGCACTTAAAATCAACACCGGCGTGCATGTAATTCCGCTCGAACCACGGTCATCTAGCGCATCGGTATACACTTTGTAACAGTAGATATCCTTCAGCGCTGTTGCCGCCGCGCCCAAGTCAAATGAGTTGTCTGTTTTGACTGCCAGAGTCGATGCAAGCGAAGCTGTGATCGTTAGGTCATCGCTCGACGCATTGCCCAGCGTGACTGCTCCGTTGAACACCGCAGCGCCTGCGCAAGTCAGCGCGTTGATATTCAAGTCTTTGCTACCGTCGGTCATTCCGTTGATCAAATCGGTAAAGTTTTGGTTCACCTGCGTCGCATCAGCGGTCGTGGCGTTTGCAAAAGTGTAAGTTACTGTTGGCCCTGCCATTGCTTTCTCCTCTACATTTTTTCTGGTTCCAGATTCAACTGGTACTTCTCGATCACGCTGTCAAGACTGTCAAGCATTTCATTCGAGGCACCAATTTCTTCGCGATAATCTGCCGAACTTTTCATGAGTGCCGCGTGCGTAGCCATAAACGCCGTTGGCCCCTTTGCCGCTGCATCAAGCAATCGCTTAGCAAACTGAAAGCCTGGCTTTTCCATCGCCTGAGCAGCTTTATACGCCCCAACAGCAGCAAATGAATCACCATAACGCTTGATAGCCTTCTGGGTGACTCCCATTGCCAGAGCGCCGGGAATACCGCCGCCCATTGCGCCCTGAATAATGCCCAGTTGTTCGCTCAATCCGAGACTGCGATTCGACTGCAACCGGTCGGCCGCGCGTTCTCCAAAATCGAGAGCCGTTTTCGCTTTCCCGTACTCTTTTTTTGCCGCTTCGTACGCACGAGAAACTGCGCCAGCTGACTGCGTTCCTGATTCCGTTGCTTTGCCAATCCCGAGAATGCCAATGCCCTGCGCCTTCGCTAAGCCTTGCTCAAGCGTTCCAGTTTTGGCGACAATATTTTCCATTTCTGTCTTCAAAATATCGTACACTTCTTGCTTATACCCTTCTGGCACCGACTCAGACTTGAAGTTTGTTTTCTTGCGCTGAATCATTTTGGCTTCGTTCGCTTGCTTCAACGAACCTATACCTTGAGTACGGTAGAAGTCTGCCAGTTCCTGCAAATTGTCCATTTCTTTGCGCACCAAAGGCGAACCAATTGGGTTCTTTCTGTTCGGTTTTATTATTTCATTTTCGATTCTTTTCGCTATGTTTTCAGCGCTCACTTGAAAATTCTTGTCGACCTGCGCATTGAAAGCAGTCTTTTGTTTGTCGGATATTTTGAACTTGCTCACTCGGTCTTTGACTGCTGTGACGAGATCATCAACCTTGCCGAGTATCGCACCGATCTCTTTGCCCGACGCTTCCATCGCGCCCGCCGCACGGTCGGCCACCGTTCCAAACGCAACGCCCGGGGTGACAATCTTGTTCTCGACTAGCCATTGACCAAGTTCAGCTTGCTGCGTTTGGCTCATCTTTCTTCGCTCTGGCGTCATCGCGCCTGTGGCAGATATCGCTTTTTGCTGCGAAAACTGGCGAAGTGCTCGAGGGTCGGTGCGTTTGATAAGTGAGCTCGCTCCTTCGCCAAGCAGCTGCCCGCCTGCACCAAGTCCCGCGCCCATCGCTGCTTTCGCAGCGGTTTCCCCGCTGAGCAGGTCACCTTCGGACATCCCAATCCCCTGCGCGGCACCGGCCAGAGCTTGCCCAGCAACGCGTCGCCCCATGGTTGACGTTGCCGCCTTGATCGCAGTCTTCAGCCCCAGCCGTCCCGCACCAGCAACGATACCGCCAGGCCCGATTAGCGATGAGCCCAGCTCAACCGCAGTCGAAAGCTTCGGATATTCTTGTCTGCCTTCTTCATACCGCGCGCGAACCTTTTCGATTTCGTCTTTGTATTCGGTTCCCCTTTTCCACGATAAGAATTTTGCCTCAGCTTCGTCCGCAAAACCGAACGAAATTCCTTGGGCAGCGGCTCGCGCAGTTGCCTCGCCCGCTCCGATTCGTTCGGCAGGAGCATAGGCATTGAGAAGCTCACGCAAGTCATCAGATATTTCTTCTGTTGCAGGAGTCATATCAGCCATTATTGCCTCCCATACTTGCGTTCAATCGCGTCAATTGCTCGTTTCGCCCGGTTGCGCATCTCTTCTGGTTTCCTCGTGTCATTATAGAGTATCTGAGCTTCGCGGTACGCTTTGGCCAGGTCGGCTGGCATTTTTGTGGGTGCGGGTTGACTTGCTGGGTTTGCTACCCCAAACGCAGGAGCGGTCTGCGCAGGCCCGCCAAGCGCAGGAGCTGTTTGGACTGGCGCCTGATTCTGTTGAGCAGGTGGAGGCGAAGCGGTGACCTGAGTGTTGGGTGCACCGTTCTGCGATACCGCTCCGCCGGCTTCAGAATAGCGCTGGTTCGCCGGTTTGTACATCGGGTTGAGATACGGAGCATACATGCCGTCGACCTGCGCTTGCAGGCTCTCAGCAGCGTTAGTTGAAGAGTCAATCAACCCAGAAACTAGCTCCTCGAATTTCCCAATTTCGCGACCGAACTGCGCTGGCCCGCCGCCGAAAACATTGCCCCAGCCGTATTCGATCAGACCGCCGAACACTTTGCGCTCTTCCGTTCCAACCGCGTCCGACGAAACGCGAGAGTTCAAGTTCTTCAGCATCATTTGAGCAGCGGCGTACTTCTTTCCAATGTCATTTGCAGGTATTTTCACGAAGTTTTCAAAATCGTTTTTAAGCATCTCATTGATGTAACTGAGAGTTGACGTTCTTCCGACCAGTGATTCAGCTTGCTTCTTCACGATATCAGGAACGTCAATGAATCTTTCGCTTTCAATTCCTTGCCGCACTTTCAGCGCATCTTTTGCGGTATTTTGAGCTAGTTTGATGCGTTCTGATTCGCGTTTAGATGCGTCTTTATCCGCACCGAGTCGCGTCTTCCATTCGCGATCCAAACGCCGTTGTTCTGCTTCCCAGTCTTGTCGAGCGAGCAATTGATTTTCTTTTCGCTCGCCTTCCTGCGCCGCTCGTTCGGTCATCGCTCCCTGGCGGTACGATTCCAGATCCGCTTTTGCGATTTCTTCAGACACAAATTTTGGCTGAACATATACCTGCGCTGTTGGCTCATATGCTCCAGTTTGAGCGTTGCGAGAGACCAGCGTAAACGCCCGCGCCCCTTCAGGAAGGTTTGCCTTGCGTACCGGTTTCCCGGTTTCATCTGGCTCAACCACGTAAGGCACGTTTCCGACAATCGCCTTGCCCGACGACGCCAGTTGCCAAGCGGCTTCCTCCGTGAGGTTCCCTTGAGCAATCTGCTGAGCCGTCTCTTCTTCGCGCTGCAATGTTTTGAGCGCATATTCGTTCTGCATTTGCCGCTGTTTGAGGTCCTTTGCTTGTTGGACGTTGGAGTATATGCCGGTCACCTTGCTCGCAACGTCAAGCCCCTTCAACAGCAGGTCAAGTGGATTAGTTTTTTCTTGCTCTTCCGGAGCGGTTCTCCGAAAAGGCATATTGATTGCTGCCATTATGCATACCTCTCTTTTTGACGTTCATATTCCAACGCCTGCTTGATTATTGGACTGTATTGCTGCTGAATATTCTTCGGCATTCCTTGCAGCGCCTGATCGGCTTGAGCAAGCGATTGCACCGCCGACTCACGGCGTTGCTGCATGCGCCGAAAAAGCGCACTGTCGTCGCCCTGGCCACTAACTGGTGCTGGTTCTCTCATTTGCTTGTACTCAGCTTGATTCCCGGGATTCACCACGTTGCCAAGCAAAGAACCAAGCCCCGCGCCAGCGCCCGCTGCGCCCAGTATCGCAGGCATTGCCGCAAGCGAAGCTCCGCCCGTCGGAATAGCCAGTGCACCGGCGCCAATTGCGCCAAGAACGCCAAACAGCGAACCGCTGCCAGAATCCGCAGCTTTTGTTTGCTGCGGTCGTCGACCGGGAATAGATATCTGTTTTCCCATTTCGTCCTCCTATCGATCCGAATAGCCGTACTTGCCTGCCGACGAATAGGCCGGTTTGCTCGGCGTATACCGTGACGTTGAAGCAGGCGCTGGTGTCGGCGCGGGCGTGTACTTTCCGGTGCGAAGATATCCGATATCTGCACCTTCAAGTCGTGCCATTTCTTGCGATAGCCTGGTGTTGTATTCTTGCGCCGACTTATCAAGTTCGTACTGCTTAAGCAGCAACTTGTATTCGTCCGCAGCTTGAGACTTGTTCCACGCCTGGACGCTTTTCTTAAACTTCATTTCTGTGTTGAATTGATCACGTTGCAATTCTCTCGCCTTGAAGTTCTGTTGCTCTTCAAAATTGCGCTGTATCTCAGCTTGCGTTCCCTGGAAACGCTGTGCCTTTTCGTTTTCACCAGCTGCAAAAGCTCGCTGCTTTTCCGCTTCGAGACGGTTGTATTCTTGCTCCATGCCCATCAACTTTTCTTGATGTTGGCGTTGAGTTAGATTTTCGCCTGAGGTAAACTCGCGCCCCTTCTGCGCCTCGGCTGTTGCAAATGCTCGGCCAAGTGCCGACTCTCCCGACTCAAATTTTCGCTGAGTTAGATTTTCGCCTGAGGTAAACTCGCGCCCCTTCTGCGCCTCGGCTGTTGCAAATGCTCGGCCAAGTGCCGACTCTCCCGACTCAAATTTTCGCTGAATATCGGCTTGACCGGCTTGCCACTCGCGCCCTTCTTTCACTTCTTGCTGCTGACGGTTGAACTCCGCTTCCTGGGCACCAATGCCTTCAAGTTCCTGGCCCAGTTGCTCTTGAGTTTTTTCTGCTACCAGCTGCTCTTGTTTGATAGCTGCGCCACTCTGAAGCGCGCCCATCTGCGCGAATCGACGTTTGAGCGCATCAGTCGATTGTTGCTGGGACTCGGTCGCTTTTTGCTGCGCTCGCTTTTTCGCTAGCTCGAATACTGATGTCGCTGCCATTACCTCTCTCCTCGCACGTTATAGTTGAACGCGATATTGTGCACCTTGAAATACTGATTGACCTTATTCTGATTGGAAAAGTAGAACTGGATTCTGTTGCCAACAGCGCCCGCGATTGTCACTCGTCGGTCTTCTCGCGACTTGCCGCCTCCCCAAAGCGATGTTCCCCATATTCCAGTGCCCCACAGAGTGCCGCCAGGGGTCAGCGCAAGCTGAACTGTTGTCGCTCCGCCGACGGCCGAGTCGGTGCGGTAGCCAACGTCCATAAACCAGTCACCCGGAAGATCAACAAGCGTTGACACGCTCCGAAAATCTTTTGTGAACTCCCAGTCTTTCTGAAAACCGCCGAATTCTTTAGTATAAAAATAGGAGTTAATTGCTGCGCCATTATCAGCATATGTTCCGTTGTAAAGCTTGTGCACGTACCCCGTCGCGTCCGATGCGCCGAAAAGCAAAAAACCTTGGTACACTGCAAACTGCGACGCATACATGCCAGACCACGGTATCCAACCTGGCTTTTTGTCCGACACGATATTCTCGATCGAAAAATCAAACACGTACATCTTGTTGTTGTTAGTTGCTGTATCCCCGTATGGAACAGTGAAGTACGCTTTGTTTTTGTAGACGATTCCGCTGATATTTTTGAGCGTCGTTCCTTCTTTAACCGAAAACATCTCGCTTTCAATAACCTGTGATTCTAGCTCTGAGCCGACAATTCCAACAGTCGATAGTGCCACGCTTGATGAAGCCTCTACACCACTGATCATTCCAAAGCCGCAAAATTTTCCGTTCTGCACTGCTGGAAACATCACCGAGTTGTTTACTGAAATGATTCCATATGGCGAAAGCGTTCCGTATGAACTTTTTGACTTGACTCGCTGCCATTCGGTTGGATCTGTTGACGGCATATACACAAGCCAAATCGAGTTTTCGCAGGCGACAACGAGCGTGTTGTTGAACACTGCTAACCCGACCACCGTATCGCCCGCGTCATCGCCGAAAAAGATGAAATTTGTGCTCTTGAATACATGTGGTTCACCGAGTTCTGAATACCATACCCAAGCGGGATTGGCCGTGTCGTTGACGAACAAACGATCCTGGTGGCAAACAGCTGCGTTCCAGTTGGGCGGTACTCCTTGGTCACTCGGAGCCGCAACGCCAAGAGCGGAATCGGCCACCGAGTCGGTAAAAGTCGTGGTCGTGTTGTCGCCAATAGTGCCGACTCTTTTGTATGCCGTGCCGCCAGATTCTGTACGATAAATGTACCGAGCATTGACGCCAAAACTCACGGGAGCGAGAGGAAGACTGGTTAGGCCAATCGTGGCACTTGCCGCGGTCAACGTTGCGGTTGCGGTGTTTGTGTCGCTTTCGACGCTGTAAGAGTTGACGTACGTGATTTTGTACCTGTAGCCGCCGGTGAGTGGCCCGGTCGCCGCGCTGGCGGCTGTTGGCCCAGAGTTGGGCGCAGGTACTCCGTGCCGAGTCCACGCGCTGCCATTGTATTTATAAGGCGTATTACCGTTGGAAAAAAACGCCTGGTTGGCGTAGTTCACGCCAGCCACACGCACGCCCGCAGTCCACAAAGACTGAGCGGACGGTATCGTGACGAACGTTGTCGTGCCCAGCGCAAAGGCGTGGCCACCAGCGAACGCCACAAGCGTTTCTGAGCGGTCGTTTCCTCGACGGGTATACAAACCGTCGACCGTGAACGTCCCCACGGATATCGTGTTGTAACGTGAAAACCCTTGTCGCGTTGCTATGGCTCCGTCGGTGATTTCGATGTTGAGACAATCGGCACTCTCGTTATCAAGCAAGTTGGGCGGACTAATTTTTGTGTTCAAACCGCCGTCGAAAATGATTCGAGAATTGCCTGGATACCTAATGCCGTGTCGTGTCGCCATTACACCCACTCCGTGCTAGCGCGAATCATTGTCGATTCGTCTTTGACTTGTGCGCAGGTATCGCCGCGCTTGCGCATTCGCTTCTTTGCCAGTGCTTCGACTATGTGCTTCTGCCAACGAGCGTCATAATACATTGCGCGGTCGAAATTGTTCTCCTTTTGAGCCAGTTGACCACTGACAAAATCAACCACCGCTTTGTCGAACTCCGAGCATATTTCAAACGTCGACGTGATGACCAGATCCTGCGGTTTCATAAAACAGAATACGGTCAACGTCGATGCGGTGTCTGGAATAGGGCGCAGAAAAATAGAGTCTTGCCATTGATAGTAGAATTGTGGCTCACCTTTTGCTGTTGTGTTTGAGTCGAAACAAGTGACTTGGTCGTCACCATCAAAATCTATTCTGACCAGTTTCTTGCCGGCGAACTCCACTCGTTTGACCGAATAGTATCGCGATGGAAGTGCATATTCCTGCGTTCCATCTACGGTCGTCGTAACCTGCGTTCTTTCGATCAGGTAGCACTTTGTTGCAAGTTCCGTGTGCGCATCGAATATGTGGTCGAGTATTTCCGTATCACTAAAAAAATTGTCGCCGACAATGTTGTTGACCTTGCGTATTCTGTCTATCAGTTGCGTTGGTGTCGTCATGTGCTACCCCACGAAATAGCTGAAGCCGTAGAAGTAGCCCACCCACTACTCCCAGTGGTTCCGCTTGTATAAGTTGGACTGTATCTCTGTTCGAGGTCGATAACTTCAGGCGGGTAGACATGGTACCAACCAGCTGAGTCTTGAATGTACTCGTGCACTGGTTCAGAAATGGGGGTAATCGTGTTGACGATTCCCTTCGCTGCATTTTTTGACACAGTATCATCAAACGTCACAGAGTTTTCTAGCCCTTTGAGCACCGCAATTGGAAAATCAAATGACGTGCCCCAGTTATCCACGCCCCAAACCATGACTCCCCATCTCGAGGAGCCTTCGGGCCCGAACACGCTTATCGAGTTGACGATGGTTTTTGAATAGGCAGTCATCGCAACCTCAACTGAGGGTTATTTGGTGAACTACCGTCAGCGTGTCGTTTGCGCCTTTGTTGATAACTGACTCGGTGTCTCTGGTTAACATAGTGCCAGCGGAACTTGTGAGCGTGGAAAACAGCCCGTACTCAACGATAGCGCCCGTGCCAACTCCGCTCGCGAAGGTCGCCGTCACCTGGTAGATCGCGCCGGAAACGTAACTGACCACGCCGCTGACTCGAGCGAGCTCCGCGCCCAAAGCTGTCTGGGCGGCCGCTTCCGCAGTTGCGTCGGTACCGACCGCCACGTACCTCATCGTGAAAGTCGCTGCTCCGCCTGCCGCTGCGTTCAAAAAGGCGGCGAGAAAATCTTTGCCGTTCGTCGTTACAACGTTCTTGCCGGCAACTTCCTGCACCACAGCGTTGCCACGGTGCAGAATACATCGCCAGTGTCCCGATAGCCGAATGTCTCTACTTGGCTTTTCCGTTTCCATTCTTGATTTTCCTTTCGGCTTCTTCTTCATCAGCCCACATGTGCCGATGTTCTTTTTCTGAATGCTCGTTCAATTCTTCTTGCGTTTTTGCTTTGAATCTGCACGCCTGACAAGTGAAGTCATTGCGTGTTTGTTCCGCTACTAGCTGCGAAACTGGCTTCGATGTGCGCTCAATGCGCAGCATTTTGAAATGCTCTTTCATCGGTTGGCCGTCGGTATCGCGTATAATCGGCACGTATCTGCCGAGAAAACGTACCGCTTCAAGGTGCTCCATTTCGATAAACTTCTTCGGTGGTATAACGATATCTTGCTCGTTATACTTCTCGCGATAGATGTAATCGTTGTCGTTCCAAACCCGGCTGATCATTGGTATCATGCTCATAGAAATTCTCCAAAATTAGGTAGATTCACTCTACCTCAATAGTTGTCTGCACAAATCACTCTAAACGTCGGTGCGGTAGCGGTTATTGCCGTAGAAAACTCAATTTTTAGGTACCGGTATCCCTGCGCACCTTGCAGCTCTACCATCGCCTGCGAAATGCCACTAGCGATCTTAAGTGGCGAGTGAAGCAGCGCGCTCGTACTCCAGATCTGCGCATAGATACGTCGATACGTTGTCCCATCGTGCGAGCCCTGGATGTAGATATCGGTGTTGGAGGTCATCGTCGGAATGTGCAAACGCACGATCCGGCATATCTCGCCGATATCTACAGCAGTCGTTAGCAATGTAGCTCCGCTTGCCATTGAAGCGGTGAAAATTCGAGGAGTCATGTCGTGCTCCTTATCGTCCCAGCACGGTCAGATAGATCTCAGCGCCTGAACTCACGCCAGAGAGTCCAACCGAACCATTCGTCGCAACGCCCGATGCATTCGAGTTGATCGCGATCGTCACGTTTGCAAGACTGGTCAAGCTTTTCCAACCGACGGTGTAGTGATTGATCACTTGCAAACCAGTTTCGCATGTGTACGTTGCTGAGTCCGCAACAAGCTTCACATGCCTAACAGCTTTCGACGTATTGTCTATAATAAAGGACTGTGTCCATGCCATTTGCGTTCTCCTAAAACAACAAAACCCGCTCTGCTTTTGACGGGTCTTTGCATTGATTTTCTACATGTCTTGATAGTGAGGTCATATCAAGAAACTTTGCAAGTTCCATCTGAATGACGCTCATAATATTGCCCTCGCGATATGCGCCAAACGTACCGCCTTCGGTACAATTGATGTATATCCCGCTGACGGCCATTGAAAGCCAGTCGAACCATTGCTTGAAGCCGTAATACGAAGCCCACGTCAAAACAGAATTGCCATAGATGTCTACGGTGCGAATATACGCCCCGAGATCGGCGTCATATTTTGAGTCCCATCCATGGAACTTGTGCTTGTAACTAAAGCAAAAGTCAGCTCCGACGAACGCTAGCGTGTAGCAGCCGAATATCGCTTTCGCAACGTATGTGCACGCGCCAAGCACGTTGCCGCCAGTCGACAAACCTGTCCTGAAGTCTTCAATGTCGTCTATTTTCTTCATCAGTCCTAAGTCTGGAAGCGGAGCGGTGAAGAAAAGTATCCTTCCACGCCACTTCTCGAGGAGTCTTGGAGATGAGCCAATGAATGCGAGTAGAGTCTGACCTTCTGTTGCTTTCCAGTATGCTTCTTCGTCGAAAACTCCGCCTTCGCTCACTTCTTCGATCGTGATGTCGCCTGCGTCGAGCGTTACCCAATAGTCGACCGGCACTCCTTTCTCGACAAAGTAATGAAAATTGTGGAGGCACGATACCAGCGGAATATTGCCACGATTCGCGAGCAAATGCCCGTTCTTGGCAAGACTTGGCCCCGATCCTGCAACCACACATGGAAGATTCTGAAACTTGTTCCAAAGCACACCAACGCCGTTTTCCGCAAACGTGCCGAAGCGTTTCTTGTTCTGCACGATATTCGCTAGCCAAGTTTTTTCCCACATTTTAATTGTGGAGTCGTCTTGAGCTGTCGCGTTTTTCCGCAGCTGCTGAACCGCCACAGGCGGGCAGGGAATGTACGGCTGTAATTCACAAATAATTTCTTCTACTCGCATGCATAGACTCCTTAGAATATCGAAATAAACGCTGTTCCCGAGGCACCCGACGCAATTGCCGCCATGGCCTTGCCTATCGCAGGAACGGGGAAACCTGTTGAAAGGGACTTGTTGTCAGCAACGCCGTCTGCACCTGGCACCAAAATTCCGCCAGCTGCAATGGATGCATTTGCGCCCATCTTGACTTCCGCAAAGCCCTTCGTCATCAGCCAGCCGTATGTTCCAGTTGTGAGAGTGGCGTGTTTGCAAAGGCCAACTGCAAAGTCGATTGCGGCGGTCATTGAAACAGTCACGCTGTAACCTGATACAGCAGAAACTGTTGCAAAATATGCGGGTGAAATCTGACTATTTCCCGCGTTATAAACAAAAACGTACTCTTCGTCGCCTTCGCGGCATCTTTGTCCAACTTGAGGGTCGTTGATACCAAGGCTTGCTGTAACCATCGAAATCGTTCCGTGCCGAACCACGCTGTCATATACTGCCATTTTTGTGTCTCCTTATGTTCTAGTTGTTTCAATAAATCAACGCAAAATATGGGTCGCTGCGTGTTAGGCAGTGATTGCCGAGAACCTTCCAAGGCGACGGTTGTTGCTCGAGCAGAGGTTACCCTGCCAGAGTACCTGGCCGATTTTCGCGTCCTGGTTTACAGGCTTGTCAAAGCCCGTGAACGAGAAGTTGGCATCGGGGTGATAGAACAAGTTGAGATATGCTTCATTGAGAATGAACAAGTTCGCTGATGTACAATGAGAATCCCAGAAGCACGGAACGCCATTAAACATCAGGTTGTTGAACCCTGCCTTGGCTGACTCAGCATCGGTGAATCGTTGCTGTGGCTGCAACAGTGACCAATAAATGCTCCAGATCGTCTGTGTGGTCACGATCATGGTGGGAGTATCACCATCGTCTGAACACTGTTGAAACAGAGTGTTCAACGCTGCCAAAGACAACGTTGTGGTCGTGCTGTCTAGCTGCGCCTGCCAGAACGAGTATGAAGTCTGAGAAATGCCACCAACAGTTGAAGAAGTGTTGATGATAAAGCGCAAACCACCAATCGCTTTCGCGTCGGTACCAATGTTGAAAAGACCAGTTCCAAGATAGTCCTGGAGAGTCTTTTCTGCACTCTTCATTTTCGACTTGACGTAGTCAATTACGCCCTCGGTGCCCTTGTTCTTTCGCTCCTCAGTTCCCGGAATGACAACGCTGGCGTAGCCAGTCTTCCATTGCCACTCGGAGTTGACGGCGATATCGTTACCAGTCACAGAAAGGGTATCGAGTCCAGAGTACCAGCCAGCCGCGCTGGTCTGTGCATACTCAAGTGGCTGCTCGATAACTCGCCCGCCGTCGTAGCTGTTGTACCACTTGTTCTTCGCACGATTGAGCAACACCGACTTGTTGAATATATTGTCAACAAGCTTCGGGATGAATTTTGTGCGGGTATATGCGTTTACCTCATTCCATTCTACTGTCATTTCGTTCTCCTATTTGATTCCACGAGCACGAAGATCTTGTCTGATTTCATTTGCAATGTCTTCGTAACTCTGATTCTTGATGTTTTTTGGTGGTGCTTCGTTGCGACCGAAAGGTTGCTTCGAGCGATCCACCACTCCTTTTTTTGCGTCGGCTTGAATAGACTTCTTCTTCGCTTCCGCTTGACTCCCAAGATGATGCTTGACTGCGTCATCAAACATTAGATCCCGGAAAGCAGCGCGAAATGTCTTGAAGCCGTTTTCGTGGCCGTACTTCATCACCCGCATTTCAAGGTCGTGACCGTTATCATCAAGAGTATTCCAATCGAGTGTGGGATAATTCTTGCGAATATCCTCGACCTCTTTGGAAAGCTCTTTGTCTTCTCGCTCAGCCTGCTCTCTTTGACGTTGAGTCATGATCTCATCGCGAAACTTGTTGAGCTCCTCAAGCTGCTGGCGAAGCGGAGCGATTGGGTCATCGCCTGTTTGCGGGTTAGCCTGCACATTTTGACTCAATGAATCGCGCGACTCATATGCCTTTTTCCAGTGGTCATACCACTGTGGGTTCTTTGCCGCGTACTCGTTGATCTGACGGATCTGCGCGGTCTCTTGTTCCCATGCTTCACGCTCTGCCTTCATTCGGGCAACTTGCTGAGCGTAGTCGTATCCCTGGGAAGCCCACGTCAAAACCTTCTCTCTGGTTCCCTTGACCGGCTTGCCGTTCCACTTGAACTCGTATTCCTCCGCGACGGTTTGCCCTGCGGCTCCGGAGACGGAAGAATCAGTTTGCGTTTCGGTGCCAGTGTTTCCATCAATTTGTTGAGAATTATCTTCAAGGCTCATAGTCAATTCCTCTTAGTATTGCTGGCGCATTGTTCCTTTGCCACCGGCCATTGCGTCGTTCATCTGAACCGGTTCGGCTTCTGCTGGCTCACCTTCAGCTGCGCCCTCACCGCCAGAAATCGCTTGAACAGCGGATTGAAGAGCCTGGATCGCGGCTTCCACTTGCTGCTGAGCAGCTGGCGGAACATTCCCCTGCGAGATGGTTGAACGGATATCAAGCAGTCCCTTGAACGTTGACTCGAGCAACGCGCCAAAGTCGCCGCCTCCGCCTTCCGCTGCTTCAGGTTGCTGTTGTGGCTGGCCCTGTGGTTGCATCATTTCAGGCATGACTACCTCATGTTGTATTGGGATTTCGTCGTTAAATTAAGAGTGAAGTGACGTGGGCGCTACTTACTGTTGCGCTTGGGTCTGGGGAGCTTGCTCAGCCTGAGCTTGAGCGGCTTGAGCTTTCTTTTCGTTCACGCGGGCGAGGACGCCCTGGTAATTCGGATAATCGAGTGCGCGAAGCACTTCTTCATCATCTACAATACCACGATCGAACAGTGCCAGGAGTCGACTCTCTTTTTCCGCTTTCGCAAATGGCAGCGTCGAACCAGTTGCAACTTGAACGTCGAGCTTTCCACGTAGCACATATTCGCCGTCGCCGGCCGGTTCCCAAGCGCCAGCGTTCCATCGCTCAGTCACGACTTTTTTCTGGCCTTCGTCAGTTGTCTCGATTCTCGCCTTGAAATACTTTTGCGAGTTATCGTTGCCGGTCAAGCGGAACACACGCGGAGCTGAATAGTATTGCAGGAACCGGCTGGCCATGTGTTGCCCAACACATTGCAGGTAAAGATCCAAGTGCCGCGCCTTCTCACGAATTCTAGTCTGGGCGGCTTCCTGCAAACTCATGATCGCCGACGCTGCGGTCACGCTTCCGGGCGAAGCTCCACGCGAGACATCCTGCGTGCCGGCCACGTCGTTGAACCAAGTCTGCATACGGTCGATCAACTGCATCACGTATGGCTGCAACTGGGTACCCTCTTGACGCAACACTTCGGTTCCAGGGTTCTTTTCGATGATGAGTCCAGGACGGTTGTAAAGATTCTCGGTATCGACTCCGCTATCGTTTGCCACGATCCAAACTGGGTTCCCCATCAACGTCAGCACGTCCAAAGAAAACGAAACCAGCTTGTTGAAAATCCGCTGCGGTGACTCGAGTTGCTCAACTTCGCTCATTCCCCAGAATTCGCGCGGCAAAATGTAGTTCACGAAACGCTCGTACGGGAATTCTCCGTCGTCATAATCATTTTCCCGATCCTCAAGAACGGCACCGGAACAAATCACGACTTTTCTGCCACGCGGGTAAACCTTTTTCCGGACGAACTCCCCAGCTTCGTCGTCTTTGTCGTCTTTGACCTGCTCGTCGCGGAAATATGCAGTGATGAGTAAGCATTCTTGCTTGCTCTGGCTATCGCCTGCAATATCCCCGACCGATTGCATAGGCATTTGTTCGGAAGGCGGGCGCCGCCACTGGAGCTTGCGAAGGTCGCCCTCAACCGAGCCTTTTCGGTCGTCGACAATGTCCGACTTGATTTTTTCTTTCTGGTCGGGATAAAGCGATTTCACATAATCGATTGGGAGCGGCTCGGCTTTGATGATGTACCGGCATTTTTTGTTGCAGTCCGTCGCCATGGGGTCAGGGTACAGATAAAACGGGTCGCAACTCTCAAAATCAATATCGCCGATCCCGAGGTCTGCTTTCTTGTCCCAGCAAACTTGGGAAATCCCGCAACCGTACAAATGGCCGTCGAGAATCACTTCGGCAAGAACCTCAAGCCAATTTCGCGCCACCCACTTCGACTCGATAATCCCGTTGAGCACGATCGCAAACTCATTGTCCTCTGGCTCGGTCGGCACGAACTCGACGCGCGGGCGGGTGTCGAGAAGAAGCGGAGTCTGGCTTTGAATCGTCTGGAACACGAAGTTGATGCACTCGGCATGCCGATAGCTTGGTCGTTCGCGTCCCCACTGCGAGCCCCGAAAGAATTTGTAATAAGCAAGCCAGTTCTGATCGTATCGCGACCGGTGTCTTTTTGCCTCGGAAAACATTTGTTCGACTCGGCGGCACAGATCGTCCTCTTCTTGCGTTGGGATATAGTCCGACTTGCTTTCTGTTTGCCTTGATTCGTGCTCACTTATTAGCATTCGTCCCAACTCCTTGCCGCTTTTCGTTCGCGATCCGCAATTTCTGTCTTGATCATATTATCCGGCGTCTCGTTACCAATTTCTACCAGTCCCTTGCGTTTTGCAATCTCTGCGCGGTGTGCCTTGTTCCGGGTAACGCAACCTAAGCCGGGATTATACTCTGCATCCTCGACTTTTGCCCCGGCGAACTCCGGAGTCCCGATCACCAACTGAGAGTCATCAGACTGGCAGGCGGGACAAATTGCCGGGTCGTTGAACTGAGCTGCTGGGCGGTGCAGTTCGTGTCGCTTTTTGCATGATTTGCATTCGTACTCGTATAGCATTACCAAACCTCCGTCTGTTTGTTTTTGTTCTTGCGTTCGGGCATCCACGGCGAGCCGCGCACGTTTGCTCGAGTCGGCGTCGACACCTGTGCCTTCTGCTCTTGATACTTGTCGCTCAGCAAATAGACCGTGACATATCTGTTCGCATCCATCGCGTGGTCGTTCTGTTTGACTGGAACGTCCTCTTTCAGGTCATCGTCCGCTGCCAGGTCGGCCGGCTCGGGGTAATGATACAGGCTCAACTCATCTATAGTATGTGGAGACGAGTCGTGAACCACCCTGTACCTACCCGACTTGATCAGTTCGTAGTGTGCCTGAATGCCTTTGTGGATGTCGTTGTTGGCAGCGACGCACGGCAAGCCGTTGCGGTTGAACTCCTCGATGTCGGACGGCTCCGACGGGTCGGCAATGAAGAGTTCAATGTTGTACTGGAGCTTTTTCGCCTTCGCGACACGAATCTTGTCGCTGATGGTCAGCTGCGTTTGATAGGTTTCTGAAATTTGGATCTGGGTGCGGTCTTGCATCAGCGCGCGGACAACCATTGCGCACGGCGAAGTGTATCCCCAGTCTACCCCGCAAACTATTCTGACTGCGCGGGAGAGGTCGGGCATTTCGCAGAAGTGCAGATCTTCGTCGAAGCACCCGTACACGAGTCCCTGCAACTTCTCAAAGTTCCCGCCGTAGACCGCGTTGAAGCGTCGGGGATCCATTGTCGCCTTTCGGCGTTCCCAATCGGCTTTCGAGAAATAGGGGTTTTCGATTGACTTAGCGCCAATCAGCTTGCAAAAGTCTTTTCGTTTTTTGATGAAGTCTTTGAATAGCCAATTGAGGGTGTAAGGTGACGTGGTCAGCATAATCGGAGCGTCACGGAGCGAAGCGCGGGCCTGGATGTTGTCCCAGAAGTAGAGCGAGTACTTCCCTGCTTCATCTCCCCATATGCCCCCGACGTTGGTAATTCCAACGACGGAATCGGGTTCAGTGCCAGTTCGGAAATAGACTTTTGATCCCCAGTGTGTCGTGAAGATCTTCTTTTGGTCATTGAACGTTCCGCATCCCTGCATGACAGCCAGGAACGCTGGCAGCGTCGCTTGCTCCATGATCTTGTACGTGGGAGCGGTTACCAGCCACGCGGTGAGCGGGTTCTTATCGGCGTGGATGAGTCGCTTGAGCCACACAGCGCCGACGGTCGACTTTCCCCACTGGATGCCGGTGATGCAGCAAGTGATTTTGCTCGTCGAAAAAATTGCTTCTTGCTGTTTGAGCGAGTGGGGTCGGAAGCGCGTCATACGCGTACGCGCTCAACATCATTTTTCGAGATCACACTGCCAACATCGATCTTGTTGAGCGTTTGGAAAACGTCCGACATGTCTTCCGGAAGAAGCGCGACACCGTCCCACGAACGCAGCGGGCGCGCCAGCTCACAGTTGTGTCCAAGCACCAGTCGAGTACCGGTGTAGATGTTTTTCGTTGCGACCACTTTTCTTCTGGCAACGCGAGCGAACTCCTTCTCATCGACGTGCACGGTGCGCAATACTCGAGTGCGAGACCGGTACGTGATTGCCTCGATCATCTCTGCTAGCTCTTGCGGACGAAGCGAATGCGGTGCGTCAGCGCTTTCTTCTTCCGTACATGCTACGCAGTTCACGTGTTTCTCGAATATTTCGCACCCGAATTCGGTTGCGGCAACGAGCGGAGTGCCGAGAACGTCCGTGGTGTGGTCGGAAAACCCGATATCGCACTGAGGAAACAGAGTTCGCATGATGCGAATGTTACGCAGATCAAGATATCTCGGTGGGTATGCCGCTGCGCAGTACAGCAGTGCGCGGATGCGTTTGTCGAAACGATCAACCAGCTCTGCGATCTCGTCTTGGGACGCCGCGCCTGTGGAAATGATTATTTTCTTCTTGGACAGCGCAATTGCTTCGTGTAGCGGCCAGTTACTGACCTCTGAGGAAGCCAGTTTGTGGCACGTTACAAAGGGGTCTACGACCTTTATCTTCGACGGATGAAAACAAGACAAGATGAAGTCGACCTTATGTTTGTCGCATTCTTGTCGAATAACTGGCAGGTATTCCGCCTTCAGTTCGCGCATTATCGGCAATTTGTGCGCCGGAGGTACGTAACCGTAGAGGTCATTCTGAGTAAAGAACTGCATTTTGAATGCATGTGCACCCGCAGCTGCTACAATTTGAACTGAGCGAAGAATATCGCTCTTATCCCTCCAGTTGCTTCCTATCTCCGCTATGATATACGGCATCGATCGTCTCCCCTTCAAAGTCATCATTCTCTTTTTGTTTGCTTCCAATATGAACTTCACCGCCGCCAATCTTTTCGATTATAAACGGCTCAGGCGTAGTTAGCTCAAGCTTTTCTTTGCACTTGCCAATTGTGCGGTTCAGCAGGAAATCTAGGCGATAATGGTCGCCCTTGGAAATAGTGTGCACGACTATTGACGCAATAACCAGCTCAGCAGCTGTTTTGGCTCTACGTCTCTGTGGATCTAAATAATCCTGAAGCTCGGAAAACGTCATCTGAAAAAAGCGGTTAATAAGTCGCTCCCAGTCTTTGGCAGAGTAACACTTCACGTTGCGAAGGTCATTCTGCAAACGCCTTTTGCGAGCGCGTTTGTTGCTATCAGCAAACACTTCGTCCGCTTTTTTGCTGCTATTTTTCCGAGTCTTGACGTCTTTTTTCTTCACGTTACTTTGACCTGTGCATCATTTCTTTTTCGATGATATTTCCCAGGATTTTTTCCATTTCTGAATGGTACCATTTTGGCGCGATGAAACAGTTGTTTGAGTCGTTTTCTGGCTCGCCATGTTGCGCCTTAATTATCGCACTAGAATTCAGAACTCGATAGGGCTTGTATTCCGACTCTTCTTGTTCCTCGTTCGTAAGTATGTACTCGATTCTCTTTTCGCCGCAAAGAGGAACCGCTGGCGTGATACGCACATCTTTATTTGCGACGTTTTTCATCGCTTTTGCGAAACAAACTGCCAATGCTTTTATTCCCAAAGCTCGCATCGATGGAACAAATAGTCGCACATCATCTTGGCAGGTCATTGCTTCGCATATTGCAGCTACAGCTTGCTCTTTGAGGAGCCAATAGCGAATGTGGTCATCTACTGCAAACACGTCCTCATGCCCGCCCATAATTCGGCCGATCCACTTCTCAATCACGCTACCTCGAGAGTTCAACACGTTGCCGTAACGAATGACTCGCCCGCCTGCGTCGGTAACGATCTTCTCTGCCAGCGCTTTGCTCATACCGTACGTGTTTATCGGGTAAACGGCTTTGTCGGTGCTAACAAACAACAGCTCGGCACCAACCTGTGCAGCATTGCCCGCAACGTTCCTGGTGCCAATTACGTTGGTGTGGAGGCACTCGCCGGGGCTGTCTTCGCAAGCGCAGACTTGCTTGAGCGCAGCTGCGTGGATTATCCAGTCTGGGCGAAAGTTCCGACACACGTCACCAAACCGCCCACGGTCGCGAACGTCGCCAAGGTACATGAAGACATCAGGATACAGTTGCTCTAGATCTGACTGCTTCTTTTCGTCGCGAGAATAGACCGCCAGACACGCCCCCAGCCTTCGCAATTCCTCGATCAATGCATTGCCCAGTGTACCGGTTCCGCCGGTGATTAATACCTTACTGTTTCCGAGTGCTTTCATGCATTACTCCTCTTCAATTTCATCATTTTTGAACGGGCAATTGGCTGGCCTTGGCGTGTACCACTTCTCTGTAGTCGCTGTTCGGACTCGCTTCCGGGTTTTGGGCAGTCCGCAGCGGAGAACACCGTACTCGGCATAGGGACAACCGTCGCAGCGGTCGGGATTAGGAAGAAATAACTTCAGGTGTAATACTGCCATCATCAATCTCTTTCAACATAATTTGAGCGATTTTCTCGAGTTTCTGAGAAAACGGCCGGTTGGTTCGCGGATCGAATACATCTTCATGATTTTTGCATATCTCTCGGATTATCACAATAGTGCCTTCTTTTGCAGCGTATGTTTTGCTGACTTTGAGTGCCATAATCTGTCTGTCATCGCAATACGCCAGGCCATTCAAACCGTCGAGAACCGTCTTCGCCAGGTTATCGATGTCGGGGTGAGTGATGTGATGGACGTGGCGGTTCGTCCGCGCCCGCTCGAACCCGAAAACGAGCTCGATTTCGATAGGCCCCTGCCAGGGACACATCAAGTCCACCCCGCGCGCCTTTTCCGCTTGCTTTGCCTGATTGAAAAACCAAGCGAACTCGTATTCGGCGTCGGACGTTCTTTTGTCGGTATAGGTGCCGTTTTTGCAGAAACGCGGGCGTGCTTTTGGAACGGGTTTTGACCAAGCGATGAAGCACAAGTGTCTAGTCATTTCTCACCCAATAGCATTTGTTCATACACGTTTTTGGCTATTCTTTGCATCATAAACGGCGGAACACTCATTCCGCAAATGTATTTCATCATCTTTTTCTCGCAATTGAAATCGTCGGGAAACGTTTGCAATCTAAGAAACTGTCTTCCTTCAATTTCTTTTGTCTGATTCCAATGACTGTATCTTGCTGCCGCGCATATTGTTGGGCTTACGTTGTCTCCATCAAACTTTGCATAATTGAATCTTAAACCATTCTGAGTCACATCACCAAAGTCGCCACCTGGCTTGGTTTTTTTCCACAGCACGACGTTATGTGTTGCCATTTCTTTCATGTCACAATCATAATCACTGATTACATCTTTGACGGCAATATGCTTTTCCTTGGTTTCTATTGTTACTGTCTTGCCGATTCGATTCGCAATGAAAAAGATTCTCTCTCTTCGTTGTGGAACGCCCATTTTGGCCGCATTCAATCGAAACAATTGCGTGTTATATCCGAGCATGTTGAACCTATCTAAGATCATTTTGACGAATCCTTTGGCATTCCCTTTCAACATACCGGTTACGTTTTCGGCAATTACTATTTTTGGTGAAAGCTTTTCTACCGTGTCCAAAAAATGGGAAAACAACTCATCTAACACTTGCTCAGTTTGCCCTTCTCGAAAAGCATGTTTCTTTCCCCATTTCCTTTCTCTCGCCCCAGCCATACTAAACACACTGCACGGCGGGCTCCCGTCAAGGATATCTAACTCGAACAATTCTGGCGGAAGTTTGCTATTTGGTATCTTGTTGAAATCGACAATTGACATGCAGAATGAGTGTTTCGGAACATGGTTTGCTCGGTATATGTTCATCATCTCTTGGTCTATTTCAACACCACCGATCACATCGAATCCGGCAAGTTTGTACCCCATCGTACTACCTCCCGCGCAATGAAAACAACTGAATACCTTCACGCCGGTGGGTTTTACTTCTTCCAAGTCTTTCAGTTTCCATGGCCCGTGTTTCAACTCTATCATGGTTTTTTCTCGTTGAATTCAAAACCACACTTAGGGCACTTGTGATCGAATGAATCGAATTCACTTTGGTCTATTTCATTGTCGCTTTCATCATTCGTATCGCCATTTTTTTTCTTTTCTTCCGCTATACCCGCCAAGTATTTACACGACAACGAATCGAACCCCATCCCTTCCAACGTCGGCATATCTGCGAGCAAGTCGTCAAGCTCGAGGCGCAGCATATCAGCGTCCCAGCTCGACGTTTCCGCGAGTCGGTTATCGACCAGCGCATACGCCCGGATCTGCGCTTTAGTAAGGTGGCAAGCGCGCACAACTGGCACAACTTCAAGATTGAGCTTCTTTGCCGCCTCAAGCCGCCCGTGCCCTGCGATGACGGTGTTATCAGCCGCCGCGATTATCGGCGCTAGAAACCCGAATTCTCGAATGCTGGCTGCTATCTGAAGCACTTGTTCGGGTGAATGCTTGCGAGCGTTCTTTGCGTACGGGATCAAACTGTCGATCAGAACGTGCTCGAACGTTGCCGTTTCGACGTATTCACCCGCTACCGACTTCTTTTTTGACTCTACTTTCTTTGCCATGGTTACCTCATTTCATCAGTGGATCTTCGAGAAGAGCTTTCTGCTCTTTTTCGTGTTCAGATAGTTGCTTTGTGTCGCATTCCTGTTCCGCGATATACGCTTTCGCCGCTCTCGCGATCCGTATCAGGAATGATGTTTCTGTGTCTACATTCCAATTGAAATACACTTCAGATGGGGTTATCCCCGCTCTGCTAGCGACTTCTGCGGCTTCTGCGTCCCAACCTTTTTTCGAGTTCGACCAAGCCGCGCCTTTGATCTGCGCAGTCCACTTATCGATTTTTCCTTCCGTAATTGCTCTGCTTGCATGTATTTTGTCGGCGAGCGTAGGCAACCCAACGCACTCTCGCAAATTGTCCAGAGTCGGCATACTGTCGTTCGACTCCATCCAAAGAGTAAACGCCTTGAAGGCGAGGTCGTCGGGAAACTGCATCAAAGCGCTGATTCTCGCCGCGAGAACTGATTCGGGAATATCTTTGCCAGCGATCTTCGCACAGTCAAGGTACAGTTTGACAAGTCTCTCATATTTTGCCATACTGCGTTTTTCCTTCTTCAATGGGCTCGTTCGTGCGAGCCTTTTCTTCTCTAAGACGAAATTGCTCAATCACTCTTCGACCGACGTCATCATTGTGCGAATCCCTGTCCGCTATTTTTGCGGCTGCTTGGGTGTACCTCACGCCTTTTTTTGCCTGCAACAGTATTGATTCCCAGTTGCTTTCGAGCAACTTAAATGCATGGCCGCATTTCAAAAAAAACTGATCGTTGATCACCAGGAAGTGCCGAGCGCACAAAATTGCATCCTCGAGTCCCATCGACTTTGCGATCCGAGCCGCAATCGCGTTTTGCCTGGCGTTGCGAATCGGTGCAACTCGGTACCGCTCCTCGTACGCCGCCGCATACGCTTCCCACACCAGCGCGCCCGGCGGGGTCTCAGCGTCGTTCTTTTGCCGTTTTTGGCGCGTTGGGGTGAGTTTGGGTAACTGAGTCAGGGTCGACACCTTCCCAGCGCTAGAATCGACGATTCCGACTTCCTCCGAAACAGGTACCGAATCGAAGGCGCTCGGCGCCGGATTCGGTCCGCGCAGCGGGAGCGTTTCCGCGTTTTCGATCGTGTCGGCTGTCGATCGAAGATCGAAATCTTGTATTTGTATTTTCTTCTTAGGATCAGGATCAGGATCAGGATCAGGATCAGGAAGGTTGACGACCGTTGAACGCCCGTTAACGCCCGTTGAACGCCCGTTAACGCCCGTTGAACGACCGTTGAACGACCGTTGAGCTGCTGAAGCCTTCCCCGCAGCGCTCTGCTGCATCCGATAGGTTTCAATTTCTTCGAGTCTTTTTCGACTTCCGACAACCTCATAACCTTCGTTTTCCAGAACGATAAAACCCGCAAAAGTCAGCGCATCTTTAATTGCTTCGCTTCCCAAAATTATCGCGATAGTTTTGCTGTCAACGTTTGACTTTTTCTTGTCTTGGCAGTAATGCCAGAGTGATACCAAAGCGCCGATAACCGCGAACCTGGACTCCTCAAGTGACCAGCCAGCACTCAGTAACGCGCGCTCGGCTGCGATCAGTCGTGCATCACCAAAAAACTGGTCATCGATGCGCACGTACACCACTATACCCCCCCAAGGAGACGATAAGTCCACTCGCGCTTAAAGGAGCGATCGGGGTTCCACTCTAGTTTCTGTTCTTTCCGCAATTCCCCGATCGCCTTCAGCGTCATCACGCGCCCGGTGCCGAGCACGTCCGCAATATCACTAACGGTTAATTTTGCTTTATTTTTTTTGACAAAAAACTCAAGCACAAGTTTTTTCGTTTCAGCGTACGACCTCTTTTTTTGCACGGGAACCCCCAGCGACTTAAATGTACTTATTACGGAATGACATGTACTTAATACAGACACAGTAGAAAGTCAACTGGCCAACATTTTTTTGTGTACTAGTTATCGGTTGTTACGGTCTGGAGAACCGGGATTCACGCCCGGCTCCGGAGGCCTCGTTTCTCGGCGCTACTTTGTGGCCTTGACGGCGGCTTCACTCTTTTTGGCGAGTCTTGGGGAAGTTGACTCTCGCATGTTCGCGAATCGGGATGGGTGTCACCTTTTTCGCGTTTTTTGCGCCACCCGATCTGCCTTCACTCTTTTTCCTGTTTTTTGGTGAAGGTGAAGACCTCTCGCTCATTTCGTATGGTCAGGTGCAAACGTCCGGAAGGCGCAAGTTCGCACCCGGCAACAGTGAAGGAGAAAGACGTGAATGAAGTACTCTCAGCGTTGCTGAGCCTGGTCAAACACCAAAGTGAACTGATCTCTGATGCTCTTGCCGCAACTCCAAGCAATTCTTACGGCAAATTGGCACGAATCACAGGCATACGACGACAAACGCTAGCTGCGTGGCACAAAGGTCATCAAAGAATGACTCTCGACAAAGCTTTGCAACTTACAAAAGCGCTTGACGAACATACTCATAGATATAAGTAACGAGCTCTCCGTCGATATCGACAATCACTGTTTTTGTCGAACCAGACGAAGAAAAAACTGTGGTTGTGCTGTCCGTGCTCGCACTGTTGCCTGACATCTCGATCGCCTGGCCGTCGTCGTTGATCTTGATTGTCCCAGCGCTGTGTGAACGCACCGGAACAAGCTGCCCATTGAATATTACGTAGCAATCAGAAACGTGCACGAAATCATAGATCCCTGGCTCTCTGTTTGTCAGCTCCACAGAACACTCTCCTGCGGAAACCAAACCGGTAGCATTATGCAACCCACTGGCGCTAGACATCCTCACAGTTTTAAGCACATATTTGCCGGAAAAGGAGCTACTATCAGTATTAGAATCGTCGTTGGCTCCACATCTAGTCAGCAAAAACCCTAATACAATAACAAATATGCGTAACACAAATCACCTCCTACATACCGAACTTTTCTCAGCGCGTGCACGACCAAACTTCCTTTTCCAGATCCCAGTCGTGGTCAGTTATCGACTCCCCGCGCTCGTTCACGATAGCGCTAGCTCCCAACGTGCCCGGGTTTTCCGCAGGGACATACCAACCACAATGCTGAAGATACTGGGCAAAATCATCGGCTTCTTCCGCTGTCGCGGTTGGACTCATGTATTCAGCTAGCCAGCCGTATCTCATGTCACATTCTCCCCGTAGTCATACCCACAACCGTTGCAGATCCAACTTCTGTCAGTGGGGTAATACATCACATCACCACAACTGCAATATTCGCACGGAAAACTCTCATAATCTTCCTTCGGGTCTCTATCAAAACTCATAGCGTCACCTCTTAAATTTCAACATCAGAAATAGTTACCATGCAATAAGGATTCGCGCGCACCTGCGACCGCAAAACGTCTTCAGCTTTTGCCGTGTGGCACCAAGGCAATGGCATTGTCGCGGTGCCGAACAGGTCGACCATCTCTGCGGCATGTGGCCCGCTGAAAACCGCTAGCCAGCACTTGCTATCAGGGCTTCGGTGCAACGTAATTGTGTTCTGTTCTTGGCTCATGTCATCCTCCGCTCAGGATTGGTGCCTCCGAGGAAACGAGCGGGCTTCCGGGGAGGCAAACAGTCTCTCTCCCGCTCTTGTTTATTATTTCGGCTCAATTTTGAGGTTCTTGAGCTTTTTTTTGCAACTGGTTGACTTCGGTAGACTCTTTTTTTGGTTCGTTCTTCCGGTTGCGCCGCCGGCTGGGCGAAACCCAGTCTGGCGATTCCATCGCGGCACGGAAAACGAACTCAACTCTAGTACCTGCTCGACGTTGCTCAAGACGGCAACCCGCGCCGTACGCTTTGTGGGCGTATTCCGGTGCAAGTATCGGGCTCAGAGTCATCACAAGCTCACCTTCTCTCTCCTCAATTGGCACTTGCCGCAGCTCAGAAAAGCGCCGAAACCGTTGCTCGTATGTTGGCGTCATTTTACTACCTCGCAGGTTAGCGGTGATTGCACAACTCGTTCGACGATAAGTTGAAAACCGCCTACCGATTTCTTCTCGTCAAGCAGGTCTTCGTGTTGGATAAACAGAAGCTTTTCAAGCGGATCGACTCGTTTGTTTCTAGCTAGCAGTCGAGACAATTCTATGCAAAAACGAATCTGTTCCGCACTCGATAGCCGGTCAATTTCCGTGGGCGGTTCGATTCGCTTAATATTGACTGAGTTCTCGTCAAAATCAAACGCAAAGTTTGGCATAGAAATGCACTCGAGCTTCGCTTTGAGCGCCAGCGGCAACACGCCCGTTCGGAGGTCGGTTGCTGCAAGCTGAGCAAGTAGATTCTGCTCTGCTAGCTCAATTGTTTTCATCTTCTCAGTTGCCTTCGCGCCTGCTTCTTTTCGCTCTTTCACAAAAGCGGCAATGCGTTCTTCTACGGAAGCTGGCGGTGAAGGAAGCATTCGCCGCTCCATCCGCGTCGGTATAGACTTCCTGAACTCGTCAATTGCTTTTCGCTGCTGTAGCTCAACTTCTCCCAACGCAAAGCACTCTTTCTTCAGCTCCTCGCACGATTTTATGTACGCGTCTACTTTGGCAGAAAGGATCTCTTCGCGCTTCGCTGCATCCGCCCAGTCGCGCCCACACGTTGGGCACTTAGTTGTAAACGTGTCGTGTTGTTTCTGTGCGTCAACTAGTAGCTTCTCGCATTCTGAAAGCTTGCCCACCGCTTGATTCTTTTTCGAGTTCGCGCTGCGATATTGCTGCATCATCGATTGGTATTTTGGATCTTTCTCGAAGGTATCGATGCGCAAGTTGACCGCTTCCGCCTGCTTGTTGTGATCTGATACTTGCTGCGCCAGTTGAGCATACGTGTCCATTTCCATCCTAAAATGTTGGCGCATCAATTCAAGTTCATCTTCGGTATATGCCGACTTCTTTTTCAGTTCCTCTTTGTCTACCAGCACTTTGTCTAGCTTTGCAGTCAATTGTTTGCGAAGTGACTCGTGAGTTTTCTCGGAATATCCATCGGGAAGCTTAACTCCGTCGAAACGCTCGTCTGCCAGCTTTTGCAGGTTTATTTCAGGCGTAACAGATTGCAAAAATGCACGCCTTTGCGCCGTTGTCAGGTCGAAAAACAGGCCCGGCCAAAACATGATCGCCCAGATCTTCGCGGGACATCCCAATTTCGCCGCAACATGTTCCTGTGTGACTTTTGCACCGTCAAGCTCCAGCAATGTTGCTCCGTTCCAACGTTTCCTTCTCAGCCCGAACGAGTCGAACTCAAATGAGATGTCTGACTCCCTAACCGCTGCGGGGTCGGGAACTAGCTCAGTTCCGAGGCCGGTTAGCGCGAGCAACAGCGCCCGCATCAAAGACGTCTTGCCGCTCCCGTTTTTTCCGCTCAGCACCGTGATTTTCCCGATCGAATATTCGCCGACCGGTATCACGTTGCTGCTGTGTACGATAATTTTCGATAACATAATATAGCTCCTCACCGGACTCAGTACGGTATGTCTGAGTCCGCTTCTTCGTCTTGTTGTGTTTGCTGCGGCGCTGGCGGCTCGGATCGCAGCAACTCTTTAGACGCCTTGGACGGGCGCCCACGCCGGGGAGCCTGGGCAACCGGTTCCGGCGTCTCTTCCTGCGTCTCGACGACTCGAGCCGCCTGAGCCTGAGCTGGTGCCGCCACTGCTTGCGCTATCGCTGCAACGTGGGGCTTGCGAACCTGCACGTCATCGCCCGCATCTTCCCACTCTTCAACCGAGTGCAGGCCAAAAATCGCATCGGGAATGGTCGAGCGAATCAGTTTCAGCGCCGCGCGGTAGCGAAGCATCTGGTCGGGCTGTTGTGCCCAGGCGGGCGAGTTCCGCTTGAGTTCCATGCCTGCCATTGCGCGTATCTCGGTACCACCGACCGCTGAAGTAGCAACGCAACGCAGTTCCGCTCCCTGGCCAGACATCTCGTATGTGATCGGTCGGTCGAGCCGCCCGCTGCGGTTCGCGAGAGCGATAGCTAGCTGAGCACTCATCGCCGGTCGCCCGTCGATCAAATACATGTTTTGCAACGCCATCATTGGGTCGATTCCGACTCTGAAGGCCATCTGGCAAACGATAAAACAGTCTTCGATTTTCCCTCGAAACGCACTCGGCACTAGCGAGCTTTTCGCAAAAATGGCCGCCGCCTTAAACGCTTGGTCGTATTTCTCGCTGTCAAGCCAGACTTGGTTACTGTCGATTTTAACGACTAAATTTGTCATATTACACCTTTTGCAGTCTGTTTTGGAGTTCTTTGATTTCCGTATCGACTGTTTGATCCGACAATTCTCTCATCACTCGTTTAGATATTTTGTGCTCGCCACACCAATCTGAATCGGGGTAAACGGCGGGGTATCCCTTAATGCTGGGAGCACTGCGTTTACAGCGAAAACTCTCGTAATACATACATGAAGCGCAAGTGAATGTTGCGTTATTTAGCCATTTATCCATGGGTCACCTCTGCTTAATACTGGTTAATTTCGTTCTTCAGATAGTAGGGTATCAGAATTTCTTCTATCTCGGTACTATAACCTGGCCAGGTCATTTTTTCAATACATTCTTTCAGTATTTTCCTGGCTTTTTCGATATTCTTTCGGCCGTATTGCAACACTTCCTCCGGTATCGCGTAGACCATAACGTTGTACGGAGCGACATTCTCTACGCAAACGATTGCCGGCGTAAACGACTCAAAGCCGTTTTCTGCTAGACCTTCTCGGTAAAACTCCATTTGAAAGTCGTACCCATGGTCGAAGAAGTCACGCGAAAAGCTCCTCGGCGAAGCGTCCCGTGTGGTCTTGAGGTCGACGAATATATGATCGTCTCGGATAAGATCCGGCTTGCACTTATAGTCTACTCCGTCTTTGTGCCACGATAAGCCGAGTTCTACCAGGCCACCTTGCACCAAACGCCCCGCCTGGGGGTGAGAGTTGATAGCGTTCGTCATGGTGTAAACTTCGGCCATTTCCTCGCTCTTGAGCACAGACAAACCTAGTGACTCCGCTCTCCCAATTGCATCTTTCACCGCATTGCTGTTGCGGTTCCCGTCAATAGCGATAAACCGTTGCGCAAACGCGTTTGGCTCGAGCACAGCGCAATGCACTGCTGAGCCAATTAGCATTGCCTTAGACTCGGAATAGTCTTCACTTTTTTCGACTGCTACGCGGTAATGTGCTGGGCTTTGCAATATCTGCTTTAAGTGACTTTGTCGCACTGCTTTTGTCTGATTGTACTGTCCGTTCGTGATTTTCGACATATGGCCAATCCTTTCTGTCAAAAAATTCCTCAAAAATTTGCTTGCATGTATCTTGTATTGTTGCCGATCGCATCGATGCCTCGACGCGAATCTTCGCATGAAGCGGGTCAGGAATGATGAAACGTATCTGAGCCATGTGACCTCCGGTTGAAATTGCTGATAGGCAATCAATTGCCTTCAGGCAATCTAGTACAACCGGATTTAAAAGGCAATAGCGAGGAGCTTGCTCGCGGATTATACGTACATGCCTGGATGGAAATATGGAGCTGAGGAGAGAATCGCGTCAAGAATCGCCATTGCAGCCTTGGTGCTGCGTTCTTTTGTAACTGTTGCATTAGAATAGTCGTCGATAAAGTAACTTTCGACGAGCACGCAGCATTCACAACGATTTATCGACTCAGACAACACGGTAAAGTTTGAGCGTTTGACTCCCCGATTCTTGCATTGCAGCGTATTTGAGATGTTAGTGGCGATCTTGTCCCCCAGTTTCAGCGACAAACTGCTACCCGCTGAGTGAATATGACACTCCGTGCCTTCGTCATTCCCGTCAGCGTTAGCGGCATTGTGGTGCAAAAACAACGCAATTGTATGCCCGCTGGCTTTTTGCCCGACTGCCACAAGATTATCTGGATCTGGGTCGAACAACGTCACTTCAGCACCGTGTGCCTCAAGTTCCTTTTTGAGCAGCTTTGCTTGCAATAAGTTGCACTCGTATTCGTTTGGTCTTGTGCCAACTGGCCCTTGCCCGTGCGCGCCAGATCGGCTCTTAGAGTGACCTGCATCCAACATAATTTTGAAGCCTTTGAGTTCAGGATCTACGACTCCAACGTCAGGAACATTGGGGATGATTTCGGTTTCTGTTTTCGCTACGCGTACAGCAACATCCTCGAACTCAAACGACTTGATAAACTGCACCAAGTGCTCGGTGTTGCGGAGGTATCGGGTAGCTATTGGCGTTTTGTCGAAGTACGCTGTAATTGTCGGTTCACCCCGGTCGCTGCGGTTGAACTCAAACAGAGTCACTTTATCGTACGGAAATGCTTCGTTTGTCATATTTTTATTTCCTTATTTAATCTCGCTAATGGCTTCAAATAAAGCCGGCCTTTGTGGTGTTAACAGAATCTTTTTTCCATCGAAACATCCA